AAGCATCTAGCGCGTTGTAAGTGTCGAGGTCAATGACCTTCTTGCGAGCCATGAAATAAAGTGTTACTTACCCAGCATTTCAATTATGGTATCAACACGCACTTCAAGGCGATTTACTTGATCCTTAATTGAAGAACCGCCGTTTGGCTTCAACTCGCTTAAATAGTGCTTAACTAAAAAGTGAACGAGAGCACTTACACCAGCCAGCGCCGTCACGATACCCGTAACAAGTGCAGCTAAATCTGTCAGATTCATCGTTTCTTGGGTGTTGCATAACCGAATACGCCTGCAACTATTGCGCCAAGAACTGAACGATAATCCAGAGCAAAATTTGATGTTGTACCCCAGACAGCAAGAAATGCGCCAATTGAGATAATTGCAGGGTGCTTCATGTTCATTTAGTTATCCTTCGAAAAGTGGAATAGCAAACTTTTTGCCATCCTTGTCGCCTTTTGGGGTAAAGCTGATATGGCAATGATGATTGTGCTTATTGATGCCATCATAAGTACGCCAAGCCCAAGATTTTTTACTGCTGGCAATTTTTCCATCGAATATGACATAGGAAATGCGTTTGTCAGATTTGGCGCATAAGCGAATCTGATCCGCAAGATAGGGCATAACGTCGGGTTTCGCTCTTCCAGATAAATCTCTATCAATGTCAATCGCTCTAACAACCCCATCTGGGTGAGCAGGATTGTGATCGCTAGGACCCGATGCGTGCGCACTATCGCCGATCCATCCATCGGAAGTCTTATCTCTGCCAGGGTAGCGTTCATTTATTTGCTCCCTGAGAGTTTTCCCAGCTGCACATAACTTAGGCTTCACTACGAGTTGCCTCTGCAGCTGCCTTACATGAAGAACATTCCCATTGTTTCTTTTCATTCAATAAAAGTTCTTTGTGATGACAATCAGGCATTGGCGCTATAAATGCATCATCTATTGGGTCGTAGGTGTAACCAATACCCGCAAAGTTATAGCGTATCTTGCCATTGTATGAAGTTCTAATCGCTCCATAATAAGTTTCAGGATCTAGTCCGTCTATAAGTTCGTTTTCATCCTTACCGACAATAACATCAGTCACGATATTGTTTTCATTTATGTATGCATAATGTGCCATGATTACCAGCTCACCGTATCGGATACGCCAGCGGCAGTGATTATTGAAATCTTAAATCCACCGCTAGAAGTTGTTGTCTGTGTAACTCCACCTGAGAATGTTGCAGTCTTTGTATCTGGGTATTTCAAAATTACAATACCTGAACCACCTGCTGCTCCTGGAACTGTAGGATTTTGAGAAGCTCCACCGCCACCGCCGCCGCCACGATTGACTGTTCCTGCAGTTGCAGCTGTAGAAGCTGGAAGCGCACCTGCTCCGCCACCGCCTGCTCCGCCTGAACCGTTGCCAGAATCTGCTCCCGCACCGCCGCCGCCTGCATAAGTTACGGAAGTTCCTGAAATAGAACTTGCAGTACCTGCGCCACCATTTTGATTAGTTGCAGCGGCACCTGCACCGCCACCACCGCCGCCATTATTAAAAGCACCTGGCGCAGTTGATGAACCTGAATTTCCCTGAGATGGAGAAGTGCTAGGAGTATTTCCTGCACCTGCAGTCGCATTTGTAAAGCTGCGCCCACCACCTGAACCGCCTGATTGGGCTACTACGGCTGGATTGTCGCCACCGCCTGCACCGCCACCTGCAGATGTAATAGTGCTAAAGATTGAAGTTGTGCCATTTGATTGTGCCGCTCCACCTGCTCCGACCTTCAATGAATAGTTAATTCCTTGTACAACTGAAAGAATTGTTCCTGTTCTAAAACCGCCTGCACCACCGCCGCCACCATTATTGGCGGCAAGACCACCATTTCCACCGCCTGCTCCACCTGCTACAACTAAGTAATCAACGTCTATTACTGAAACGCCAACTTGAGATAATATACCTAATGGGATGAACGACATTATGCAGACAAATCTCCGACTAGAATCCAAGTATTAGCTGAACGCTGTAAAAGTGTAGCCGCGCTCCATTGAGATTTAATTTTCAAATTTCCATCTTTTGAATTAATAGTTACGCCTGCGCCTGCTACGACTGTTACTTGGCCTGCTCCTGACTGCACTAAATCGATTCGTGCTCCTACAGGAAACGCTACGCTGGAATTTGGCGGTACTGTCATGCTGATAGCGGATGCGTTGTTTAGATCAACAGTTTTACCTGCATCAGCTAGAACGAGAGTATAGGTCGTTCCTGTTTGGCTGTTGAGAGTAGCTTTTGTCAGCCCACCGAATACGGTAGTGTCAATAGAAGAACCAAGCGTACGGATAGCGGATGCGCCATCTTTAACCAGGTCTGTATCGTTAGGGGTTGTCCACCCGTAATTGGTTGTCGTTGCCATGTTTTCTCCTTATTAGGCTACTATTGTAGCGTTATTCCAGTCTAGTGTTGGGCTAATCGTGTTCCATGTCTCACCTATTGGAACATTTGTCCATCTGAAAGCTTGAAGGCTAAAGGCAATAGGAGATAAAACTAGGGTCAAATCCAAGGCGTTAAATCGGCTAGTAAATGTCCAGCCTTCAACAAATCCTTGGTATCTGCCACCGCTAATATTTGTGGGTAAATCTTCAATATCTAACGGCTGTCCTATAAAAACTTCAATAAGCGAATTGCGCACAGAATCAGAAATGCTCGAATTTGTTAATGGAAAAGTTATGGCTTTAAATTGATATTGAGGATAAGCGCGCAAAGCAAGATAAAAGTTTGCTTGGGATGTTGCATCTGCTGTGTGTTCAATAGAAGTTAAAATGTCTTGGGCTTGATACCCGTATGTAGCGATAGAAACAGCATCTTCAGCAGAAACTTGAGCGTTGTTTTTATAAGTGATTGTGACCCTATTTCTTAGATCACCAAGCTTTTTAGATGAAGTAATGCCTGCAGCATAAGCCGTTCCACCATCAATTGTCGTATAGCCATTTGTATTCAAATATTCGCTTCTATGCGTGCTGTCGGCATATCCAATTCTTCCAACAGAATCTTCATAAATATATCCAAGGCCGCTAACCGCCAAAGCTGCAACGAGAGAATAAACATCTGTTACGGATGAGGAACGATGATGAAGTTCGTAATCTCCCGGACGGTCTACCTCACCAAGGCCAACGTTTTTGGCGTTAGCCCACGTCTCTGTCGGATTGTAAGTAGCCCAAGTTTCTGCTGGCGGAACTTCATCCCATGATGAATACAATAAAGCTGAAAGAACTGCATATACTTGATCACCGTCGAAAGCTTTTGAAAGAACTCCAGTAGTCAAAGTTTTAGGTAATCTAGCCAAAGCGCCAAGGGCCGTGACTACAACATTTTGTGTAATGACTGGCTCGCCAGTTTGTACCACAATGTCGATATCTGAAATGTGGCCACCAAAGACAGGAATCAAAGTTCCAGTTGAATTTTTAACCTTGATTGTAACTGTATCATTAACATCAAAAGTTATTGCTGATTGGCTTAAATTCTTAATTGTAAAACGGCAATATCCAGCAACAGGCTGAGAATAAATATCTGTGCGCCCTGAAGTAATTGTCAGGTCAGCAATGGTCAGGTCAGAAGTATCTGCGCCGTCATTTATTGATACTGACCATTCTGGGCTCCATTGGGTCATGCAAAGGCTGCGCTTCCAAGGGTTCCACGAGCTGATGAGTTATTCAGAATAGTGACAATTTGTCGAGCTGCTGATTCTGAATCTATTGCGCCATTGACGGTCAGGTTAATAGTCGTCCCTGTGCCTACAGTTGATCCTTTCATCACTCCAGGAAGAGCTGTAGATGGGCTTGGGTTAAATGCTGTGCCAGATGGATATGGAAGTAAGGCAGTATCCTTGCCTGGAAGCAATAGATTTTTAGCTCGAATAGCAGTATTAGCCACGTTAATAATTTGTGCTGCAATTTCTTTAATAACTGTAACTATCCCATTTGCCACGTTTAGAACTCCTGTTAATACTGCGATAAACACGTTCATAGAACTATTACCATCTGTGGAAACAATAGAAAACAATTGTGCAAGGTTTTTGGCAAGTGCTCTAATTGTTTCACCAAGCACGAAGGCATTTTCTTGGGCTTGTGTCATTCCATCATTTAACTGACCTTTGCCAGTAAATCCTGAAATAAAGGCATCGAAAGCGGGAACAATAATTTCAGCAACAAAAGTAGCTAATTCTTCAAGTATTGGCAGAAGAGAAAACCCAATGTTTTCTTTGGCTTCATCAAAAGAGATTCTTAGACGATCCATTTTTCCAGCAAATGTTTCTGCCTGGACTGTGGCTTGTCCTTCAAATGTCTGAGCCAACTTGGCTGTGATTTGCTCCATAGTCATGGTTTTGAGCTCTGCTGAACTTATACCTATGCCCAACTTACCCAAAGCCGCTGTATTGCCTTCATAAGCTTTTCCAAGGGCATTAGAGACGGCTTCTAAGGATTTGCCTGAACCTGCTGCAACGTCGATGGCAATAGCTTGAAGATTTTGGGCTTTGGTGACGTCTCCTGTGGCACGAGCCAAACGCTCCAAGCTTGGCCGTAACTGATCATCAGTAATGCCAAAAGCTCTGGAAGTTTTATCAATGTATTGCTCAGTAGCTGCAACGGCAGAATCAGTTGCACCAGTTACATTTTTTAAGGTCAGGGCTAACTTGGCCTGAGCCTTCTCATCTTCAATGGCTGATTTAACGCCATCAATGCCAATCTTGACTGCATAGGCTCCTGCTGCAGCTCCTGCTGCAAGAAATGCTGCTCCTGCTACTTTACCAAATTTGGTAATTTTGTCCCCAAATGTGGCAACGTCTTTATCGGCTTTGTCAATGTTCTTTGTAAAATTATCAATATCTGCAAGAAGCTTGAGGGTTAAGGCTCTACTGGTTCCAGCCATTATGTCCACTCCTTCAAAATCTTGTCGAATGATTTAGTCCATTCAGCCACGATGTAAGGTTGAATTTTACGAAGCGTTGGATAAATAAACCAACCCTTAGAACCTCGACCTTCACGACCTGACCAAACAGGAAATTGTTTGTACTTATTAGAACCGAACTCTGAACCGCCCCAGATGTCTTTGGTCGTCGCTCCGCCGCTAAACTTCTGAGAAGCAAAGCCGTAAGTAATTTCACCGATTCTTGAAGATTTTTTAACCTTTGATCCTGAAGCGATACGACCTGCAACTTTGCTGGAATTTAGTCCAGAAGCTGTAGCAATAACTTCTCCACGAGCATATTCTGCTAGGTTTCCAGATTGGCGCTTGGCTTCTTCTGTGGCCTGCTCATCCATATTTTTTAGAGCTTTGAAGACAGCGCGAAGTTCACTTTTATCAAAAGCGATATTCTCACTTGCCATTTCTCTCTTCCAATACTTCAACTGCAGTTAATATATCTTCAGCATTTTGCCAGTGATCCATTGGGATATGTGTGGCTATTGCTAATTCCACTAAGAGTCTGCTTACGCTTCCTCTTGGATGGCTT